GCCATCAGCCCCGACGAGCACCTCCACGAACGTGCATTTGCAGTTAATCATATTTGGACTTGTTGCCATCCATACTCGGGCCTGCTCGAATGTGAACAGCTTTCCGTGGCGCCTGGCGTGCGATATACGGGTCGTCGACGACAGGGCCGATAGCTGCATCATCATGACCCTGAAATCGAAGTCTATGGCCGCCTGCTCGCCCTCTTCGATCCGGGATCGGCGCATTGCCGTGGTGATTTCCGTCCGGGCAATAGTGCGAGCCCTGTTTAGGCTACCGCCAACGGCCTCCTTGATGCTTTCGGCAATGGCAAGGGGGTTCATGCCCTGCGTCATGCCGTCGACCAGGGCGGTGCGCAGGCGCTCCTTGGACGATGCTGAAAGGCCTTTCATCGACTCGAATACCCGGCCCTTGACGAACCCGACACGGCGCCGATACTCGGGCGTCATCATCAGGGCGCTAAGGCTCTGCCTGGCGTCCTTGTAAACCTTCGACTGCATAGACAGGTTGGCGACAGCGATTCCGGTTCCCTGCTGGTAGGCCGGTATGGCGTACTCCGTCGCAAGCCACTGGTCATTGGCATCGCCGCGCATTTCAAGCCAGCGGTCGACAATCTCGTCGATATCTGCGGCGGTCAGCTCCATGCTGACTTCGTCGACCTCGAATTGGTACTTGACTACGTCGTCTGCGGCGTTTGTGGCGAACGGGTTCGACAGGGTTATCTTGCGGTATTTCTGCTTTGCCAGCAGCGCTAGGGCGTCCTTGAGGATGCCCGCAAAGGCCTTGTCGAAGCGGGCAATTGCGGCCCGCTCTCGTTTGTCTTGCCCGGCTGGGTCTGCGGTGTTGCGCGGGAGAACTATCAATCAGCCACCTCGAATTGGGCTTTGCCGCCCATCATTGTTAACCGGTTAATCTTTGTCACCTTGCCCGAGTCGTCACGGATCAAGTAGGCGAGCGCGGTTTCCTTGAATACGTCGTACTTGCGCCCCATTGTAACCGCATCGAAGCGGCCCATGACCGGCACGAGCTGGAGGGTTTTCCAAGTGAGCAAGATGCGGGTGTCGCACTGCGTGGTGTAAGACTCGAAAATCAGGATGCCAAGCTTTGCCGCGAACTCTTTTGCTGCGGCCATGTTCGGCAGGATTTTCTTTTGATGCGCCATCGGTATTACTCCGGTTAAGTTAAGGAAACCGGAGCATACCCATTCGTCAAGCGGCTTGTCAAAGCATAACGCCGCGACTGGTGTTTTTAATTGGCGCGTAGCACATGACAAGGGCGTCCGCCAGGTTAGGCGACGGGATTTGCCGCTTTTTCATCTGCGCCTTCGACTCTACTTGCACCTTGCCGTTGTCGCCGTAATCGACCCGTGGGCGCGACAGCTCTGCGCGTAGCTGCTCCAGGTGCGGAAGGCCGGAAGGCAGGGAAATCATTTCGTCGGGGTTGAACTCGCCGCCTTCGCGGACCGCCTTGAACGTCTTGCGGAACCGCTCGGCCAGCGCCCACCACGCCTGCGCCTTGACGTTGTAGAACATATCGCCGTTGGTCTTTCCGGTTCGCCAAAGCTTGGCCTTGTTGATTACCTCGCCTCCCGCGTTGAAACCGGCAACGCGCAGGCTGATGGTTTCCCCGCCTAGTTCGATCTGCTCGGCTCTGCGCAGGCGATTGACCGTAGCCTTGACGCCCGCGCCCACACCAATGGAGTCATACACGAGCATGTCGGCGCCGACTTCGCGGGCGTAGCTGTAGGCCCGACAGGCGGTGAACTCGGTGTCCTCGCCGCGCCATTCGTCGATATCCATGACGACCGAGCCGTGGGTGTACACCAGGGCGCTAGAGTCCTTGCCGCCGTCCGCGACGTCCTGGCCAACGCGCTTTTCGCCCTCAGGCTCGAAGCCAAGCTTGATATGGGCGTCAATGGCCGCCGAAATCCAAGACGGCTTGATGATGGCCAGCTCACTGTCCGCATTCGGCTGACCGAGCCAGATGTGTTCGTACAGCTCGTAATCGTCCGCCTTCATTTTCTCCATTTCGATGCGCGAAGTGCTGGAGAAATAAGGGTTTTCAGTGTAGTTGACCTGGCGAGTGACGGCGTAGCGGATGCGCTCACCCTTCTCGTCCAGCAGGAAGTTCCCAGCCTCGTCCTTTGCCCATGCTGGCATCTTGCCGGGGCCGAACCGGAGGTGTGTGGCGTCCAGGACGTTCTTAGGGTTGTAGCAGACCATCAGCTCGGCGCCCGGCTTACGCAGGGTAGGAATCAGGATGTTCCAAGATTCCTCGCTGATGTTTTCGGCTTCTTCGCAGAAGGCTATGTCGATCCAGTCCATACCCTTGATCGACACGATGTTGCGATACAGGCCCGCGAAAACCATTTTCGAGCCAGTGGCAACGCACGAGATTTCCCCGTCCGTAATATAGAACTGGTCTTTTATTCCGAGGTCTTCAATCACAACCTCGATGGTCTGCTTGATCGAATCCTTGATCGACTTTTGAATCTCTCGGAAGCATCCGACATGCGTCCGAGTGGCCTGCATGCGCAGGAGGATCATGCGGATAAACGAGTGAGTCTTTGCGGATGCGCGCCCGCCACGAGCTACCTTGCGCATTGCTGGCATAAGGTATGGCTCGAACACCTGCGGAATGAATACTTCCGGCTTGTCGTCAACATCGACGATTGCCCGGCCAACCATGCGAACAGTGCGCACGACCTGCCGGTGCTTGTCGACAAGGCCAATCACCATGGATTCAGCCTTGCCACCTTTAGCCTTTAGTTTGCGCTCCAGTGCCTCCAGGCGCTTTTCGACGGACTTGCGCGCACTCACTCCCGATCAAGCTCCGCAAGCATTTCTTCCAGGCGCGACAGGCGCTCCATAAGCTCGACGGTCTCTTCGACCTTGATGGCTGCGGTCACCATGTTGACCATCATATTCCCGACGTCTGGCGGAACGTCGCCGCACGCAACGGCAGCAACAATCGCCTCGATCTTGGCGGATGCGCTACCGTCTTCCGGAAATTCGATCTTGTAGACAGGCATGGTGGCTTTATCGACCGGCATGAGGCGCACAAGGACTTCCTTAGCCAGCACGGCAGAGGCCTTGTCGGCAACGTTCATGGAGCGCTTCACCAGGGCGCGCAGATACGCTGCCTCGGCCTGCTCTGCGGTCAGCTCGTCGCCAGTGCCTTCCTCCTTTACTTCCGCCATCAGGGCTTCAAGGATGAGGGTTTTCTTGTCCTTGCCGCGCTTCCGTCGATTGTTGTAATCGACGACCTGCCCGTGCCCGAACATCCCTTCGTTGGGCGTACTCACTTCAAACCCCCTTCTTGGCCAGGATGGCGTCCACTACGCGGTCAACGATGCCGCGAATCTTGTCTACGCCAAGGTAGGCGATGACGGCGTTACCGGCGCAGATGTAGCCGAAATCCAGGCCAGCGGCCTGCATGCCGTATCCAGCGACAAGGCCGGTAGTGCCGACAGCGACGACCTCGGTTACGCGCTTGGCAATGCTGCGCTCGTTGGATTTCAGCGCCAGGGCGGCAGCCAGGACGGTGGCGAGGATGGCGCCGCGAACAGGGGCACTCATTGCATCGAATGCGGAGTGGATAGCCTCGGTGTTGTCAAGCGGCATGACAGGGGATTCCTTTGGTTTGTCAGTGGTGGCACTATGATAGCGCATTAGCTTTCCTCGGTATGGATAGCCTCGATAAGGTCCAGCCCCTGGCGCTGCGACAATACTGCCGTCTTGCCGTCGACTGATAGTGCGATGATACCACCGATCACGTCGACCGTTAGGCATGCGTCATTCTGCGCAACAATGGTGACCTCGGGTTGTTCCTGCATATTTCCTCCGGACATAAAAAAGCCCGCATTGCGCGGGCCAGGGTACTACCACGGGATTAGTTGCGGACATTTCAGCTCTAATTGCTTGGTGTGCGCAGCATTTGGCGGATGGTGAGGGATTCGAACCCGCGAAGCGTTCAAGCCGCTTGACGCCTTAGCAAGGCGCTGCCTTTAGCCTCTCGGCCAACCATCCTAAAAAGTGACGTCGCTCGGCGCGCCCGTCGTGTATCTATGTGTGGCGCCACCAGCGGGATTCGAACCCGCATCCTCCTGCGTGACAAGCAGGCGCTCTAACCAGTTGGAGCTATGGCGGCATTTGCTCCCGGCTTTGCCCAGTGCCGGGGCCTTCATCTGGTCTAGATTCGGAATCTAGAAAACCGCGTACGGGCCTTTGAGTCAATGACTACGTTTTCGTTTTCGCCCCTTGCAAGACGAATAATACGGGTTTTTAGACGGGTGTCAAATCCAGCGCCTGGCGTAGCCCTCCAGGATGGCCAGGACGGCCGCGTCAGCGACGTCGCGGTCGGCACCCAGCTTGCGCGCCTCGATCTGCCAGCGCTTGTACGACATTGGCGACAGCTTGTTTTGCGCCATCCTGTCCAGCTCGTCGAAACCGTCTATCTGGCGCGCCACCGGGTCTTTTGACAGCTTGAGGCACCACGAGCCGGTCCGGCCCGTATACTTGCCATCCCACCCCTTGTCATAGTCCGGAAGGTCAGCCAGCATCCACTGGTCGTCATCGCTGATGTGATAGGAGATTTGCCCGGCCTCCGTATCAATGTAGAGGACCGGCCACTCGCCGTCCTCTTTCCACTCCACGCCAGCGGATCCGCCTGCGGCCAGTGTCATCCGAGCCAGGGCGACAGCAAGGGCGCAGCGCTGTTCATAGATGGTGTCTTGCGATTTTGGGTTGCTCATTGGTAACGCTTCCTTTTTCTATTCAGGAT